AACGCATTGCCTAGCCCGAATACTAGGTCTAGTTTCCTCGTGGATTCAGCCGCCGCCTCTACTCCCGCACCGATACCCGCAAATAGCGATGCGTAGGCATCTGAGGCTAGTTTGATATTGAACCCGAGGATACCGCGATCCTTTCCGCCATCGCCGCCGCTCATTCCCTCGCGTGCCATTTCGGTCATTTGCTTCAGCAGTGGCATTAGGTCCGTGCCTAGCGTGATTGCTGCCGCCTTAATGTCGCCCTCTAGCTTCGCAAACTGGCCTGCCATTGATTGCGATAGCTTTTCGTTCATGCCGTAGAACAACCCGCCCTCTGCCGTCGCCGACGCAAACGCATCTGCAACCATCTTGGCGGATATCTGGCCGTCCTCCATCCGCTTCTTTAGCTCGACCATGCTTATGCCGGTCGTTCGGCTTATTTCCTGTAACGGGTTGAATCCGCTGTTGACCATCTGGAGAACTTCTTGCCCCATCAATCGCCCGTTGGCCTGGACTTGCCCGAAGGCCAACGAAAGAGACTGGAACTTATCCGCGTTGCCTAGGCTGATTGCTGCTAGGTTATTTAGATGCCCCGATACCCGCGTCGAATCTACGCCGAACTGCATTAAGACTTGCCCGGCCCTAGCAAATTCGCCGTAGTTTAGCGGGCTCGTAACATCTAGGGCTTTGAACTGCTTGAGTAGCGTTTCTGCCCTAGATGCAGAGCCGGTCATAACCTCAAACGCAATGCGGTTATTTTCCAGTTCGCTCGCAAGGCTTATCGATTTCTTGATTCCCTGAAACCCTGCTGCGATGCCGATGTATTGGCCCGCAATCATTTGCAAGGATCGCATCGAGACGGCTTGCCCATCGAAAGCCGCTGAAGAATCGCGGGTCGCCTGGGTTAATCGCCTAGTCGCTGCCGCCTGCTGTTCGGATTGCTGCGTAGCAATGCCGAACTTCTTTATTAGATGATCTTCCGCCGTGACAAATTGCTCGATGGATATCCCGCCGGATCGAAACGCCCTTTGTAGTTCATCGAGTTTAGTTGCGAACTTCGACGCCGGGGCCTCCGACTCCCTGAGGACTCTGCTTACCGAACGGATCTCAGATCGCGTAAGTTCGCCGCCCTGGGCGTTGAGCCCAACTACGATATTCGCAATGTTGATCGTCTGGGCCATTTACTTTTTAGCTCCCATCATTGCTTTCATCTGGTTGGCTATTGCGTCGCTGTTTTCAATCGCCGCTCGGATCTCGCTTGCAACGCTCTTTTTTGGCCGTCTGTAGCGTTCCGGCATGTAGTCCGCTGCTTCCGGTGCATCGCTCCCAGCCTTCGCGTAAATCGGCAGATAGAGGGCCTCTAGTACCTTGGCAACTTGCATCCACGCTTCGCCCATAGGCTCGACTTGCTCCCATGCTAGCCACTGGTTTAGCTTGCCAGCCGGAAGACTAGCAAGCCATGCCATCGGATCTTCGATACCTAGCCGCTCTGCGAGCCGAAACCCCGTTCTTAGGCGTCGGCTCTTTCGGATTTTTTTGCAAGGTCGCTTATCTCCCGCTCGTCGTAGTCGGAAAGGTCGAGACAAGCCGCATAGAGGGGGGCGATAAGGGACTTGGCCGCCCCTCGGATCTTCTCCCAGTTCTGCGTTGTCACCTTGCCATTTGCATCAACATCATCGGTCAAAATCAATTGGCCGTGCTCGTCAATGAGGCTATAGGCAACCAGCAAGGCCCGATGCCTTTCAACCGCCCAAGTACGATCCTTGGTTTGCATTCGGATTTCCATTTCCGAAGCGTCAGCCTCGGAGATTTCGCGAATGGTAAACAATTGATCGCCGATTGCAACATCCTTGGTCCTCAGGGGCCTAGATGCCATCGCCAAGAATGCTTCTCGCTTACTCGTCATCGTCGGCCTGCCCTTCCTCGTCGAGTGCCTTTTGAACTGCCTCGACGAATTGCCGCGAATGCTGCTCAGGTCTTTCGACCTTAACCGATTCGATGCCTTGGCCGTCAGCCGCTTCAAGTTCAAGCATAGCCACCGCCTCATCGGTCAAGGCGTCATGCGGGAACTGCAAGAGCGGTTGAATCTGCGAGGCTTGGCCGTATGGCAAGTAGCCGACCAAAGCCCCATCGAAAAGAATCTGGAACTGCTTTAGCTTGACTTCGGAGCCGTCAAATCGAGTCCCGAACTGTTGTTTGAGTGCGAACAAAATAGCCTCCTATTAGGCGATGGTGTAAGTGATTTCTGTGTCCCCATCGAATTGCAAGACATACTTGCCCTTCATAATGGATCCTTTTTCCGCCGAGGGGAATTCAGCCTCTTTGACAAACGCAGTCCCCTGAACCGATCCAGCCCCAGGAAATGTAAGCGTAACTGAAATACCCGCGTAAGGCTCGCTGGCTGGAACCATCGCGGTTGTGATCGGAACGGCCGCCCCGAGCCAATTAAACTCGACTTCCAAATCAGGATTCTTTCGCAAATCTCCCGGTCGATCTTCCTCAAATCCAGTAGTGCCAAGGTGCGAAATATTGAGGACGTCAACACCGATCTTCATGTTTCCGATCCGAGTGACTTGAGTCGTAACCAAGCCAGTGCCGGAAATGGTCGCTCCGAGTCCGGTCCTCGCTTTTGTCAACGCTGCCATAGTTAAGGCTCTCCATAGTGAACCAAGAGGTCGAAACTAACAATATACCGATGCTCTTGGTTGCCATCGGTAGGTGGTTCCTGCATATATTCATCGCCGCTGTCAAAGTCGACTCCATCGAGGTCGTAACCGCTAACGGCCCCTCGGAAGGAATCGATTCCGGTTTCGCGAATTGCTCTTTCGATCGCGTTGCATGTGGTTCGGGTCGTCGCGTAGCAATCAAGGGTAAATCGAGCGCGAGCCGACTTGCCCACGCCGCTTAGCATGTGATCGCGTTGGGTAGATGTCACGTAGTAGACAACCGCCGGAAGCGCAGCACCTTCTACCATTGCATCGGGATACATTCGTTGCCCGATCAATGCCGATACAGTCCCGTAGGACAGCAGTTTGGTTCGTATTGCTTCGCCGATCGCCGACAAGGTTTAACGCTCCCCGCTGATAAGGAAGATTTCCCGAATCGCACCTTCGCTAGACCCGCTAACCAAGCGGACGAATCGGACCCCTTCAAATACGTCGGGGTTGAGTGCAATGTAGCGACTAGCCGCAACCGTCACGCTGTATAGCGTCGATCCGTTGTAGAGGTCATAGAAAGTGCTACCATCGTTCGAGCATTGAAAGGTAATTGCCGTGCCAGTGAAAGCCGCTGGCATCTGCATAGCGAGCGGAATCGTACCCTGTAGCGTCAATGCTGTGGAGGTCGTTCCGCTCGATGCAATTGTTACCTTGTCGGTCAGTTTAAGATTTTTAGCCAAGTCGAAGCTCCTTGATTTCCTTTTGAAGTTGAGCCAAAAATTCAGCCTCGGCAGTCGATCGCGTTTGGTCAAAGGCTCGAACCGTTGCCCGCTCTTGGACTGGGAATCGGGCGATGGTTGGATTCTTCCGCTCTTCGGCGTTCGCCTTTGCGTTCTTGGACTGGCCCCGAGTGTAGGTATATGACGTACCGCGCCGGCTTGTCGTCACGATCGTTTGCCCAGGCTTGCCCCAATGGTATCGCGTGTAGGAATCGCCCTTTTTCGACGGCATGACGAATTGTTGTTTATTGCCCTTCGGGTAGGTCGCACCGATCCAAATTACTACGCCGCTCTTGCCTACCTTGCTGGAGAAATGCTGTTTTGAATCGTTTTGGAAGTTGGCCGCGTTCTTGAATTTCTTTGACCACTTCAATCGAGAGCCGGACTCTCTGGACGATCTAGCCTGAGTCCCGGCTTGCCTTGCAATCGGCTTACCAAATGCCCCGAGGCATCGACCCAATGGGCCATTGCGGAGCAATACCGGAATATCCGATACCGCCTTGATGAGTTCGTGATTGATTTCGATTTTCGTGCTCAAGATACCACCGCCGAACATACCAAGAGGATGTATTTTCGTAGCCCGTCAACCGGATTGATTGCCGTTATCCCGTAGGTTTCGCCGTCGAAGGAAACCCGCATCTTTGCCGTGTAGCCCGAGCGATACCGAACGCGGAATACCGCCCGCGTCCCTGCCTCGAGTTGACGGCCGCGCATCGACTCGAAGCCCCCTGTTGGCTGCCATTCGCAGGGCTCGTCGACTACATAGGGCCCCCAAGTGACGATAGGTTGCCCTGCCGCGTCTTGGGTCTCTGTAGGCTGCTGGATCGTGCACCGATGTCGCAACGCACCTAGCCGAAGGTCTTTTGGTCTGCCGCTCATGGGTAGCTACTCCTCATGAATCGCCTCACCAAAGCCTCGTAAGGTCGCATCGTCTGCATCGCCTCGCTCATCAGCATGTCGCGATTCTCGAAGTAGTG